CGGAAAAGCGTATGCCGTAAGATGGGATGAAAAAGGGTTCACAGTGGGCGCAGAGGTCAAATTGGCTTCTGTGCCTTCTGTCACTTATTCGGATTTGTCCATCAAAGCGAAATGCGCAGGGCATCTTGACAGCATCGGTGTTGAAAAGAAGCCAGCTTCCAAAGGTAAGAAGAAGGCTGCCGAAGAATAGGCGGTGTTGTTATGATAATTTCAGTTGAGGAAGCAAAAAAGTTTATCACAACCACGGTTAGTGATGAAGTGCTGGAAGCAAAACTTCAGGCATTGGAATTGACCGTGCAAGGATATACACACAATGACTTTCAGCGGCATCTGACACCGGAAGGCGAATATCCGATGGATGTAAAAATGGGTGTTGTAAATATGCTGAAGTGGGATTTGGAGAACAGCGGCAAAGTTGGCATTCAATCTGAAACAATTTCCCGGCATTCTGTGACCTATTTCAACATGGATGGGGATAATTCCACCATGGGTTTTCCAAAGTCCTTGCTGGGCTTCCTGAAGCCGTACAGAAGGGCTAGATTCTAGGGGGTGCAGGCATGATTGGTGGAAATGTAACAGTTCAGCTTCAGGCGCAACATGGGCATACCACAAATGAAATCGGTTCAAGGGTTCCTACATGGCATGATGTGATAAGTTTGACCGGCTTCCTGGATATGTCCGGGGAAACCACAAACAGAACAACATTCAATGCCAAAATCCAGGAATCCACACATATCTTTATTTGCGATTATGTGCCGATTCCTGCCACTTTTGATGTTGAGGGTGTTGCACATAGGGTGACAACCGAAAACATCCGTATTGTGGCAAATGGTGAAGCCTACGATGTCATGATGATGGACAATCCGATGTTTTTGAATAAGCATTGGGAAATTTATCTGAAGTTCACAGGAGGTCAGTGATATGCCGGTGAAATTTACGGATAACAGTGCAAAGGTCATTGGTGCTTTGGATGATGAGGTGATTGCGTATTTGTACGAAGCCGGGGAATCTATTCAATCACAGGTTGCTGACAATTCAAGAGTGGGCAAAGGCGATCTGAAAAATTCCTGGAAGTACAATGTGAACGAAGCCCAGGGTATAACAACGGTGGGTTCACCTTTACAGAATGCCATTTGGGAAGAGTTTGGAACCGGTGAATTTGCAATTAACGGTGACGGACGAAAAGGCGGCTGGTATTACCAGGACGAAAAAGGCAAGTGGCATCACACATACGGCAAAACACCGAACCGGGCATTTAAGAGGGCTTATGATGTTCTGAAGAATCCATTGATTAAGAGGGCGGAAGAAGTCCTGAAAGCGAGGTTTAAATGAGCATAGCAGCATTGAAAATCATATCTGATGCAATGGCTTCCCTGGGCATAAATTATGACTTCCCGGAATGGGATGGCACACCTGTTTATCCGTACTTTGTCGGTGAATATTCAGAAATTCCATCGGTGAATGAGGATGGGATGCAGGAAACATCGTTTCTTCTCAATGGTTTTGCCAGGGGAAAAGAAGCGTATGTTGCATTAGAAGAAGCAAAAGAAAAAATATCCGACTACTTCTCCAAAGTGGGCGGCTACACGGTTATTGCTGAGAATGGTTCAGCAGTAGCCGTTTTTTATTCTCACAGTTTAGTTGTACCGACAGGAAACAACATACTGAAGCGAATAGAAATCAATTTGACTATTAAAGAATGGAGTGTGAAGTAATATGGCATATGAAGAGTTAAAGTCCAGCGGTATCACTGCTGATACACCGAAGAACATTATGCTTGGCGCAGGTACAATCCACAAAGGTTTTACACTGACAGATGGCAAGTGGAACTTCGAAGAATCTTTAATCGGTGCAACATCCGGCGGTTCCAAATTCAGCATCGTGCCTGAATTTATGGATATTGAAGTTGATGGCGCACTTGTAAAGGTGAAGGGCTTGCAGCAGAAGGTTGGCGAAACAGCAACCATGGAAGTGAACTTCATCGAAATGACACCGGACCTTCTGAAGATGTGTGTTGTCGGTGATGTTGCTGCATCCACAGACTATGAAGGATATTCCGAAATCAAGTCCAGGGCAAGAATTGAAGATGGTGATTACATCGAAAATCTTGCATACGTGGGCAAGAAAACTGATGGTACACCTATCATCATCATCTTTGAGCAGGCAATCTGTACTTCCGGTTTAGAAGTAGAAGGTAAGAACAAGGAAGCTGGTGTATTCGCTGGCACATTTGAATGTGTTGCTGATATTAGCCCTGAAGCAGATACACTTCCTTGGAGAATCTTATATCCAACACCGACAGTGTAAAGGAGGATAAATGATGAAAGTCAAAGTGTTAATGCCTTTTAATGATAAGGTGACAAAAAAGACACTCAAACCTGGTGATGTGATTGAGGTCGATGAAAAGCGTTATCAGGAAATCAAGAAAGCTGGTCGCTTTGTTGAAAAGGTAAAAGAAGCGAAGGTTGAAGCTGAAAAGTAAGCAAAAAGGAGATTGAACAATGAGTGAAAATACAGAAAAAGTTTATGATTTAAGACCATTAGTTGCAACAGATATGGGAACCATTTGCAACATCATTTCTGCAATCGGCATCAAGGAGTTCCGCAACAGCTTCAATTTGCAGGACTTCAAGGGCATGGATGTGGAAGCGGTTGGTATCGGTGTGTTTTTTGACCTTGCCGGAATCATCATTTCCAACATTCCGAAGGCAGAACCGGAGATTCAGGCATTCATTGCCAGCTTGACAGGAATGCAGCTTCCCGAAGTGAAGCAGATGCCATTTGCTGACTATGGTGAACTTATCATCCAGGTTATCATGAAAGACGATTTCCAGGATTTTTTCAAACGTGTCATGAAGTTGTTCAATCGTTAGGTTACATCAAATTAGTGGACTTGCTGGCAAAACGCTATGCAAGTCCATTTTTGGTGCTTGATGAATTTATCAGATTGCACCAGCTTCATGATTTTATTTTGGAAACATTGAAAACCATTGCTGATGAAAGAATCCAGGAAAAGCGGTGGGAATATTACCTGCACCGGGTTCATGGAATGACATTTGAAGAATATGTTCGTGAATGCGAAAAGCCGCAGGAAAAAGAACAGGGAATGTCGCATGATGAAATCGGCAATGTGATCAATGATTCGAAATTGTTATTGGAAGGCTTCGTGCCGGAATAGGAAGTGAGCATGGAACTGTTTAGGCTTTTAGGCACAATTGCCGTAGACAGTACAAATGCGAAACAGGAACTTGATAATTTCACCGACAAAGCGAAGGGCAGTGAATCGGAAGTTTCCGATGCCTTCAGCAAGATTGGCACAACGGTTGGAACGATTGCAAAGGGAATCGGAATTGCCGGTGTAGCCAGCGGCGGTGCTTTTATCGGTGCCGTGGAAGGTACAAGAGAGTATAGGGAGCAGATGGGATTGCTGGACACTGCTTTTCAATCATCCGGGCATTCATCGGAAGCTGCAAAGAATACTTATTCGGCATTAAATGCGGTTTTAGGTGATACCGGGCAAGCGGTGGAAGCATCACAACACCTGGCGAAGCTGACAGACAACGAAAAGGATTTGCAGACCTGGACGAATATATGCACCGGAGTATATGCCACCTTTGGTGAGAGTTTGCCGATTGAAGGATTGACGGAAGCGGCAAATGAAACTGCCAAAACAGGCACACTTACCGGAGGATTGACAGATGCCCTGAATTGGGCTGGTATCAGTGAAGAAAAGTTCCAGGAAAAGCTGGATGCCTGTTCAAATGAGCAGGAACGGCAAAAGCTGATAATGGACACGCTGAACAAAACATACAAGGATGCATCTGTACAATACCAGGAAACCAATGCAGACATTATTGCATCCAGGGAAGCCCAGGAAAGATTGTCTGATGCCATGGCAGAGGTTGGCAGAGTAGGCGAACCGATAATGACAGCATTCAGAAATATTGCTGCATCATTGGCGGAACACCTGGCACCGGCACTGGAAGCTGGCATTGAGAAGTTTAAAAGCATGGTCACATGGATCAAGCAGAATGAAGAAACTGTGCAAACGTGGGTGGGTGTCATTATAGGCGCAACAACAGCCATCGGAGCATTCGTTTTGATTATTTCCTGGGGAAAGATAATGTCAGCGGCGGCAAATGCCATCAAGGTGGTCAGGCTTGCAATGCTGGGCTTCAATGCCGTATTGCTTGCAAATCCGGTTGGATTGGTTGTGGCTGCACTGGCAGGATTGGTTGCGGCTTTCATTTACCTTTGGAATAATGTTGAAGGCTTCCGCAAATTTTGGATAAATGCCTGGAATGCTATCAAGAAAATTTCTTCTGAAGCGTGGAAGGCAATCAAGAAATTTGCAGTGGATGCATGGAACGGCATCAAAAAAACATGGAACGGTGTGACAAAGTGGTTCCAGGGTGTGTGGTCCGGCATCAAAAAGGCATTTTCGGCTACAACATCATGGTTTTCCAGCCTTTTCAAGAAGGCATGGAACGGTGTGAAATCTGCTTGGAGCAGTACAAAATCATTTTTCAGTGGTATATGGTCCGGTATCAAAAATACCTTCTCTTCCGTTGGTTCATGGTTCGGAAGCAAATTCCGGGCGGCAATGACTTCAATCAAAAATGCTTTTTCCGGCTGGGGTTCATTTTTCTCCGGTTTATGGGGCAAGGTAAAAAGCAAATTCGGTTCCATCGGCAAATCCATCGGAACTGCCATGGGCAATGCTGTGAAGAATGGAATGAATGGTGCGCTTTCCAAAGTAGAAAGTGCCATCAATAAGGGCATCGGCTTGATTAACAGTGCAATCCGGCTGGCAAACAAGCTGCCTGGCATTGATGTCGGAACATTGGGCAAGATTTCCCTTCCTAGACTTGCAAAAGGCGGTGTCCTTGAAAAAGGACAGATTGGCTTGCTGGAAGGTTCCGGTGCTGAAGCGGTTGTTCCTTTGGAGAATAACCGGGCATGGCTTTCCAGGGTTGCAGAGGATTTGAACGAATTGCAACGGACGAAGCAACCAGTATTTGACGATGAAGCGGTGCTGAATCGTTTAAACAAAATAATTGAATTATTACAATCCCTTTTAGGCATGAATATCTGCCTGGACAGCGGTGTGTTGGTTGGTGAATTGGCACCGGCTATGGATGCACGGCTGGGCAGATTATATGACAGGGGCAACAGATAAAGCATCGGAAACGGTGCTTTTTTACTTTGTGAAAAAGGGGGTGAATTTCCCTTGGAACTATTTAAGATTTTAGGCACGGTTGCCATTGACGGATCAGGCGCAAAAAGCGAACTGCAAGATGTCACCAATGTTGCGGAAGAATCACACGGTAAAATTTCCGGTGTGTTTGAGAAAATCGGTTCTGCTGCGGTGACACTTGGAAAAACCATGGCTGCCGGGCTTGCGGTGGGAACTGCTGCTGTGGCAGGGCTTGCAAAAGATGCTTTGGGCAGTTATGCAAACTATGAGCAGCTTGTCGGCGGTGTTGAAACACTGTTTGGTGCCGGTGGCAAATCGCTGGAAGAATATGCGGCATCGGTTGGAAAGTCCGTTGATGAAGTGACGGATGAATACAACAAGATGCTGAAGGCGGAAAAAACGGTGCTGAAGAATGCGGACAAAGCATTCCAAACTGCCGGAATGTCCGTGAACGATTACATGGAAACCGTGACCAGCTTTTCTGCATCACTTATTCAAAGTTTGGATGGAGATACACAAGCGGCGGCGGATAAAGCAAACATGGCAATCACTGATATGTCAGACAATGCAAATAAAATGGGTACAAATATATCCATGATTCAAAATGCATATCAGGGCTTTGCAAAGCAGAACTACACAATGCTCGATAATTTGAAGCTAGGCTACGGTGGCACACAAGAAGAAATGTACCGGCTTATGTCGGATGCAGCAAAACTTGATGCTACGTTTGCGGAAAATGCGGTGTTCTCGTTGGATGCGAAAGGAAGCCTGGATGCAAAGTATAGCGACATTGTAGATGCAATCCATATCATCCAAACGGAAATGGGCATCACAGGAACCACAGCGGCGGAAGCATCCGGTACAATTTCCGGTTCTTTTGCTTCCATGAAAGCGGCATGGGAAAACCTTGTCACTGGGCTTGGAAACGAAGAAGCGGACTTGTCCGGGCTGATAGAGCAGTTTGTGGCAAATGCGGAAGGCGCTATTGCAAATTCGTTGCCACGACTTGAAATTATCCTTGGCGGCATCACTGATCTGATTGCACAGCTTGTTCCAAAAATAGCAGAAAAACTGCCGGAATTGCTGAACACAATGCTTCCTTCACTGATTGAAGCGGCGGTTCAGCTTTTTAATGGGCTGGTTCAGGCACTGCCGACAATTCTGCAAATTTTGATTGAGCAGATACCGTACATTGTGACGGAAATCGGAAAGGGGCTGACAGAAGCCTTCCCTGTTCTGCTTGAAACCGTGAAAACATTGTTCCAGCAGATATGGGACTATATTTCCTTGGAATTGCTGAATACCGGAGTGAGTTTTGAAAATGCATTCACGAAAATTAGTGAGATTTTCAAAACTGCCTGGGAAAAAATAAATGCATTTTGGGAGGAAACCGGTCAACCGTTATGGGATAAGATTTCCGGCGCAATCACAACACTTTCAGAGGAAGTGCTGAAGCCACTCATTGAAACATATTTAACCAACCTGAAGAACAAATTCGAAATAGTGGTTGAAGCGTGTGAAATTGTGGCGAAGGCATTTTATGAGAATGTGCAACCTGCTATTGAAACCATCGTGGAGAAATTCGGTGAGCTTGCTGAATTGATATGGCAGGCAGTTGAAGAATACATCCTTCCAGTGATTCAGTCTTTTGTCGATATGGTGAAGGAACTGTGGGAGGAAAACAAGGAAAAGCTGGAGTTAATTGGTGAATTGTTCGGTGAAATCTTCGAATGGATTTCCGATGTGGTGACACGATTCGTTGATTGGTTCAAAGGCACATTCCTTCCATTCCTGGAAGCAATTAGAGATTATGTGCAGGAAAACATGAACAAAATCAAAGGCATCTTCCAAAATGTCATTAACATCATCACCGGTATCATTCAGGCATTCATTGCGC